AACAGCGGAGCACACTACCGATCGTCAACCATCTGCCAGAGGCTGGTGGTCTATAAAGGTTCCCGCTGAACCGGCCTGGCGAATCAGCGGTTTTTGAACATTGGAGGCGTGTTATGGCGAAATATCGGGTTCACGGTTACGCACTGTGCTCAGTAGAGGTTGAAATGGTGATCGAGGCTGCTGACGGACCAGCGGCGGTGATGGCAGCGCAGGCAAGGTTCGAAGCGTCGAATAGAAAAGGCGATTTTGTTGTGTCTGGCTCCGCAGATGAGCGGCATCCGGAGCAGTGGGCTCCGCTGCTGGTGGGTCAAGTCTAATAACAGAGGTGTGACTGTCCGATAGTCGCCGCTATTAAAGAAAACTGCCGAAAACTTTATTAGTGATCCTGGCTAGTAAAGCTTATTTTAACGGCTCGAAGTAACAGCGGGTACGAGTTCCGATCGTCAACAACCTGTCACGACGACAGATTTCAAGGATAACCAAGGATGGTTGCTTTATCACAGACCGGCAGTGTTCGGGACTTCCCTGCGTATCTGCACTTTACGCCACGACCAGACCAGCCAGAACGATTCGACGAGCAGACGGCGTTCTATGAATCAAAATCGGATGGCGTTTCATGGTTAATCGGGGGCAACGGAGCGGGATGCCTAGCCGCTGAACAAACCATTTACGACCCTGTTGAGGGGCGTGACAGAGTGGTTTGCGGGATTGATTCTGATTTCCATGTGATAGCACGGAATGCCGATGGTAACGCGGTTGTTGCCAAGGCAGAGCAACCGCGTATCTATGGCACTGAAGACTTGTACGAAATCACCCTGTCCAATGGGCAGATATTTCGTGCAACACTTGGGCATCGTCTTCTGACTGTTCAAGGCTGGAGAGAAATTGGCGACATAGTTCGCGATGATGATCAGTTACGACGCCAGTTCGAATCACGTTCTCCGGAAGCCCGTGACGTTTCAGGTGGCGTGACACCGTTCGGCGGTCACACTTCATCAGTTGAGCGATCTGATAAGTCGACAGGCCATCTGCACGCAATGTGTCAAGCAGATCAAACGGCCAGTACCTATCAGCATCAAACTCCTGCCGTTTCGTGGCGTGAGCACGCAACAGACCTTTCTTTTGCCCGTCTGTTGACCTGCCGGAAAGCGTTTCAGCAATGTGAATCGCATTCGTCGCGTAAACCATCAGATTGTCAGGGCTGTTGTTGCCGGGATCTTCATCCTTGTGATGAACAACCTCATCTTGAGTCAGATAGCGGCCTAGCTTCTCTTCTGCGACGAGTCGATGAAGCCGAACGCAGCCATTCGCGGCAGCAAAAGGATGCTCAGGCTTGTAAACAAGGATGTAGCCGCGACGGTCAACGCGCACGCCGCCTTTCCAAGATCCATTGCGTTCACCAGGTGCACCTCGACCGCGAAGAATATGATGCTTCTTCAGCACCTTGTTTACTACCTTCTGAGATGGGTAGTAATTCGCACCAGTGTGCTGAATCCAGTATTGTTGCCATTCTTCCGAGCAAAGAACCTCAGCCAGTTCCTCAAGACTCTTGCCTGAATCGTACATGCGAATCATGTCTTCAATCGGCCAAGGTTTCTTCTGTGTTGCCATCGTGTCTAATCCTTTCGGGGGAAACGGAATCGAAACCCGCATATATTACCTCCGTTAGATTCATTCGTCGAGATTCATACTGGGACTTCCACGTCCCGGAGTACGAAAACTACTGGATGGCTGGAGTCTGGAATCACAACACTACAACCACGCTTCTGGCGAAGGTTGCTCGGTTCGTCTACGAGACGCCACCACCCCGCAAGGATACGCCGTTCTGGGTTATCGCTAAGTCCTATGATCAGGTGACTAAGACCTGCTGGAAGGAGAAGCTATACGGCCAAGGGCACATCCTTGATAAAGACGTCGATTGGGCACGAGTCGGCTGGTACAAGTCAAAGCAACGACTACCGTACTCTGTCCCGCTCAAGGCTGACGCGAAGGGCAATAACTGGATGCTGGAGTTCAGATCCTACGAACAGGGGATTGGGGCGATGATGGCTCAGGCTATCGGGGGGTTTGCATTCGTCGAGCAGTTCCCGTGGGGCGTATTCGAGGAAGTCTTGCGAGGATGCCGAGAGTACAACTTTCCGGGTTCCAAACTGGTCGAGTACACGCCAGTCGATCCAGACTTGTCGATCGACATTGAAGAGATGCTTGAGAACGGGCCGGAGCCTGAATCAGGCAAGCAACCTGGCCTGCGATACCTCCCGAAGAACTGGAAGATTTATCGTGCGAATACAATGTGTGCGATGGAGGCCGGACACGTAGACAAGAAGTGGTTTGATGAATTCTTTGGCATGGTTCCAGAGGATATGCTTGACGTGCGAATGAAGGGGCTGTTTGCTTCATTCGAGGGCGTTATCTACAAGGGATTCAATACCGCCACGCATTGCATGGGCGATGAAATGTGGGCACGAATCAAGCACTGTTACCACAGACGCGGGATCGACTGGGGGGCAGGTCCAGAGAACGACTTTGTCTGCTTGTGGGGAGCACGCAACAGCATAGGCCAGTGGTTCATCTATGATGAGATTGCCTGCCATGACCAGACGAAGACAACGGTTGACCACCTGAGCGACGTCTACGAGCAGTGGGAATGGCCGAGCGACGATAAGATGTATGGTCCGTCGTACTGTGACCCATCCTCACCCGACAACCTGCGTATCGGAATGAAACTCAACCTGTATAACCCAAAGGTTGAAAACCTGTCGATGATGAGGGGAAGAAACTCAGTTATCGAAGGAATCGAGCACATTCAATATCTCCTGAAGCCTCAAATCCCGGTCCCAGTTGTCGACGTTAAAGGAATGCCTATCATTGATCCTGAGACCGGCAAGGTGAAGGTAAAACTGGAGCCAAAACTATTCATCCATCGCACGAACTGCCCTAAGTTAGTTCAGCAGATGAAGACCTACAGGTGGCTCAGAGGAACAAACAAAAACGCACGCACGGCATTAAATCCGCGCGACGCTGCGCCCGAACCCCTCAAAAAAGCAGACCATTGCACGGACGCGCTTCGTTATCTCTGTTTTTCTGACGATTTCATGACAGGTTCAACAATTTCTTCAGCTAAAGCCCATTCAGCTATTACTACCCAGTTGAGCGGTGAGTATCTTCCGGACTCAGGCCGACTGAAAGGCTTTACAACACGACACCGAGAGAGAGGCTAGTTTATGGCGTGGATTATTTTCGGAATCATTTTCTCCGTTCTGACTGTAATTCAGACTCTCAGGCTTATCGACAGGGACGGAACGATCAGAAATCTGCGGATCGGGGCAGACAACCTGAACAAGCAGAGCAATCGATACTATGACGAAAAGCACGACGCATTGGCAAAGATGCACGCTTTCCGCAGGCTGTATGAAGATGCCCGCGAAGAGATCACACGCATAAGCTCACGCATATCAGTTTTGGAGTCAGAACTGCGAGACGAAGAGGTGTCAAGCGGTCAGTTGCTGGAGGACAAGGCAAAAGTCATTCAGGAACTTCAAGACCGCCTTGCCATACTTAGAAAGACCAGAGAATGCGTGTCGGCTGGTCATCTTCAGTCCGGCCTGACTTACCTAATGCGTTTCGTTGCAGCCAATCAATGGATGATGGAAAACAACAAGTCCCTTGCCGAGGCAGTCGCTAGCGTTAGCGAAGTTGCCGAAGCTATCACAGAAAGAGAAGACTAATGGTTCCTTTGAACTGGATTGCATCGCCAATCCTTGCCCAGCGTAACATCGAAGTTCACAGCATCGACACGGCTTTTGACGAGGTCAAGGTTGCGACCGTCTACACAGTGACAGACGCAACTGGTAAAATCGGGGTATTCAGTATCCCGACCATGACACTTGCCAAAGCGGTTGCAGACGGTGACGCCGTCCACAAAGCACTGCTTGAACGGCACTTCGCAGAAATGGAATTCTCCGATGGCCAGCCCGCTATTCCCGAAGTTCAACCAGAGCCAGCAGGACCAGAAACAGATTCAGGACAGCCTGAAGAAGATTCAAACCCTGTCAACGAAGACGGAACCACAGAACCGGGTAGCGTTGATGCAGGAGATCCACCGAGTACGCCAGAGGCTACGGGGGAAGAATCAGACGCTGGACCGGCAGTTGAGTCAACTAGCGAACGACGCCCAAAAGAACGTCGTAAGCGTACACAGCGGAGCCAGGCAGGCGGTCCGGGGGATTCTGGACCTGCTGCAGACAGCGAACAGCCCGTCGACAGCCCGAGCTAGATCAGCACTTGCTAGCACGCTCAAGGCTGGATTGCGTGACATCAGTGGTGACGTTGGCAAGGCAGTTGATCTGATTGAGCAGTTGACGCCTGAAATCTTCGGCGGCAACAAGACGCCGGAGCAGGCTGGAGGTACACGGACGGAATCGGGACCAACAACCCGGCAGATCATTCCGTCCGAGCCTCAGACTTGGATGGGAATGCGGCTTGTCGGGAATAATACCGTCGAGATCCGTACGGCTAATTTCCGTGGACGCTATGACACGGACCACCCGGCAATTACCGGCCAGATGGTTCCTGTGAGAAGTTCGAACGTACACAGCATCGGGTTTCAAATGAACCTGAAGAACCCGCTGGCTTCGACGCTGTTCGTCAAGTACCTGCAGAAACACGGCAACGGTGGGCAATTGGGATCAGGCCCGACGTATGGATACAAGAACGTCCATCCGAAGCTGTTTCAGGAGTTTCTGGCCGCCAACTCCAAGGGCGGCTTCGTTTGGGACAGGCTTCGCGTTCGCGGGACTGTCGCTGGATCGCAGTACGAGTACTATCTGGATTCCATCTCACGCGGCTATGTCCCACGTCGAGCCGTCATCATCAACGGAATCCAGCACCTGAAACGCCGGAAGCGAGTCGAGCAAAAATCCGGCAGGACTGTTGTTTCACAGTTGCGAGACAAGGTCATCGGTCCGTACTCTCCAAGGAAGGGAGCCGGACCAAACCGAGGGAATCCCGACCGTGGATCGCAACGACCGAACCGAGGCAGGTAATGGCGACTGGACCGAAAGGCGAAAAGCACCTGTGCGGAGCATGTGGGCAATGGCACGCCCCACATCGCCCGGACAACTGCATTCAGGTCGCCATATGCCAAGCTTGCTGGAAGATCCTGCCAATCAACACCCGCGTTTGGGCGTTATCACTCGCCACGCTAACCAGCCGAGCGGATGCACTGGATAACACCTTGCATGAACTGCTTGACGGAGTCGTTGAAGCTATTGCAGCCAGCAAGAAGACCGGACGCTACGACGACAACTAATTCTCTACGTCAAGCCGATTCTGACTGCTTGAGTCATTGACAGCCAATCTTGCATCCTTGACAATTCGCATAACTGCCCAACGGATTGGGTGGTTTCTAAGTTCAAGGCAGGATGCTATGGACCGATTAGTACCCAAGGACGGGGAAAGCCAGCCGGATTTTGCTATCCGGTTTCATCAGTCTTTAATGGCTGATATCCCGAACACTTCTGAAAGGAATCAGAAGTGCTTCGAGGCATGGCGGACTCATGTCGGTGATGAACCGGAAGTTGCTGAAGCTCGACGATATCACAAGTCGTCTGAGTTTCTGGAACGGCGTGACATCCCAGTCTTTGAAGAACATGAGATTCCAGCCCGCAAGTCACGCGATGGCCGCACGATCCCCGCAGTGAAGTATGACCGCAAGGCATTGGCTTCTATCTGCCGGAACATGAACGAGCAGATCGCAGACGTCGGCAAGTTCTGCCCGATTACAAACGGACACACATCAGACAACCGGACTGATCCGGAACCTGAAGTACTTGGATACACCGGAGCTTATCGCCTCGGGATGATCGGCAACACGAAGCCACGTTACGCAATCTTTGCTGATGAGTACCACCGCAAGGATCGTGACGAACTGCTGAAGGGACGACGTGGGCGATCGGTTGAGGTTCTTCCTTTGCCTGATGTTCACAAACGATCGTTCTATCCGATTGCCGCACTTGGAGCCGATGAGCCAAGACTGAATCTTCCTCCTGCCAGATACTTCAATCGTCCATCCGAACACGGGGAAGACGTTGAGGTCGAGAGATACATGATGGTCGCACCGGGTGGAAACGGGACGTTTGTGCCGGGTGATGACCGCGACAAGTACAGCGACGAGGAAGAACTGCCCAAGGATCTGATTAAGTCGATCATGGACGCCTTCCTGAACTCCGCAATGGGTCAGTATCTCGTTGCCAAGATGGAAGAAGACGGGAAGGCAGGATCTCCAAACCCGCTTGTCCATCAGGCACCACAGATGGCCGACATGCCAGCAGAAGATGGCGGTCAGCCGGGAATGCCCGGAATGCCGGGACAAGATCCAACAGGACAACCCCAGCCGGGCGGAAATCCGCTTGATGCTGGTTCAGATATGGGTGCAGGTGCACCAGATTCAATGATGCCGCCCAAGCCGGATGCTGGCGGTCCACCGAACAAACCGCCATTTGATAAAGGATCAAACCCAATGGCCGACGAGAAAGAACAGTACTCCAAGTCAGCAGGGCTACAGGCTCTGGAAGCACGACTCAATGCACTTGAAGCAGAGAACGCGAGCATGAAGGCTCAGCTTCTCGGATCTCAGCGATACGGCAAGCTGTCGAAGCTGAAGTCTGAAGGCTTCGAGTTCAATATGGAACGCTACATGAAGAAGGCTGAAGTTCAGACGGAAGACGAGTTCACCGCTGATCTTCAGGACATCGAGAAGTACGCTCGCAAAAGCCCGTCTGCCGTCGCTGACTTCTCAGCAATCGCAGGCGTCGGCAAGCAGGGCGAACTGCCTGAAACTGGAAACGGCGTCGACGAACTGACTGCTGCTGACGTTGACGGCGTTATGAAATACGCACGGAAGCACGACGTTGACTACGTCACTGCCCGTGAACGGTACTGTGCAGACAAGAAAAGCGGCAAGAACACCGCTGGCTAGTTCTGTCTCACGGTGAGACAAAGAGCGTCTGTACACCAATTGAATACACCAGTGAAAGGATTCACTCATGTTCAAGGCATCGGCCAACATTGGCCCGTCTCGCTTTGTTAAGCGATCTGGCACCAACACTGTCGCAACCTGTGGAGCAGGCGAGCGAATGATTGGGATCTCCGGCGAGGCAAGCGGTTACGCCCCTCTGCCATCGCAAACTGAATACGCCGCAGCGTCCGGCGATCCTGTGACCATCTACATGGTTGGTGACGGGCTACAAGAAGACCGCCCGGTTCTTCTGATCATCGGATCTGGTGGCTGCACTCAGGGCGACCTGCTCAAGTCTGACGCATCTGGTGGTGGCGTGACAGCCAGCACAGACAAGGACTGCTACGGAGCACTTGCATTGGAATCAGGTTCCGCTGGCGAAGCAGTTCGCGTGCGTCTCCTGTTCGGATACCTCGGAGCCTAATCTGCCCAGTTGAATGGGTTTTTCTGAAACAATTGTGAAAGGATTCACAACATGACCGCTGTTCTACCGGGTGGAAATAACACCTTCGTCCCATCGCATGAAGCGAGCGGGAAACTTGTCATCGACTACAGCCGCAACGTCAAGAAGTTTGACGTCAACAAGTACACTCAGATCGTCAAAGCTCCCAAGAGCATTGGCTATTACCTGAAGTGCACAATTGATGAAGGCGGTCGAATCCTCGACGACACCGCCCTTGATGCACTGTGGAACGATGGCGAGAACGCACCAGGTGGCCGAGATGGCACTTCGGAGCACGAGTACAAGGCATTCCAGACGGCTCGCCGTCAGTGGGCCTTTACGATCGGTGACAAGGCTGTCGATCAGGCAACTTGGGACATCGTCGCACAGAACGCCCAGCGTAAAGCTCAGCAGGCAATGACCGCCCGCACGATGCTTGCCCTGAACGCCATGCTGACGACTGGAAACCACATTTCCAGCCACGTCGTGGATATCTCCGCAGTGTCCGGCAACACCGGCACTTGGGCAGCTTCCACCAGCAACCGTCAGGACATCAAGCGAAGCCTGAACACGGCACGCGAACTGATTCTGGACGACACGCTGGCGGCTGTTGACATCGACGACCTGTACTTGGTGATCAACTCCACCTTGGCCCGACAGTTGGCTGAGTGTCAGGAGATCGTCGAGTACATCAAGGGTTCTCCTGATGCACTGGCACAGGTCCGTGGCGACCTGCGAACCAGCAACCAGAACGCATTCTACGGATTGCCTTCTCAGTTGTACGGTTTGAACCTGATCGTTGAGAAGACTCGCCGCGTGACCTCACGTAAGCGAGCCACTTCAACGAAGTCTCAGGTTCTGCCAACCGCAACGCCGTTCATCTGTGCCCGTCCGGGTTCACTCGAAGGCACTTACGGTGCTCCATCCTTCTCGTCTCTGACCTGCTTCATGTATGAAGAAATGACAGCAGAAACGAAGAAGGACAAGGACAACCGCCGAACGTCTGGCCGCGTTGTTGAGGACTATGTTTTCATCCTCACCGCTCCAGAAACTGCGGTCATGTTCCAGAACGCAGTGTAATCATCAGTCTTCGGACTGTTGCACGGTGGTCAGTCGGACGCCTCCCCGGCTGACCACCTTTTCATAAAGACACCGAGTTCTTTTGAAATCTGGAAGGGTGGTGATCCTTGTCT